GGAAAGAGCAAAGTAAACATTGATGATTTGTTTGTGGTTGAATGAAAAAAAGCTTTTTTATTGACACCATGCGTAAAAAAAACAATAATAAGAAATATTAAAAAGTTTAACAAAAAAAACGCTGTAAGTGTTTGAAAATGCAAAAAAGAACAGAGAAAAATTTAAACAAGGTTCGCGCGCTTATAAAACAAGGGATAACCAACCAGCGCACGATTGCGGCCTTGTTAAAAATTTCCCTGCCGTGTGTCAATAAATTATGCAAACAAATCGCAGATGAACAGAGCCGCTCAAAGCCAAGCCAGAATTTAAAGACAAACCAAGCGAAAAAAGACAAGAAAAGGCAGGAGGTTGCCGGCCGGATGGTTGCGGAGATTATAAACGAGACAGATGAGGATTTGCGCGCAATCGACACCAAGCTGCTCTTTGAGCGTCTATTTAAAGACGCGCTAATCGAACTGGATAGCCGGCTTGGGGAAATGGAGGTTTTTGAATTAAAAGAAATGGTTCAGGGATTTGCGGAGCTGTTTAAAAGGTAATTTTGTCGACATTTAACGAAAATTTTGTATAGTATCCCGAGAAAAGTCGAAACAAAAGATTATTAATAATCGGATTTTAGACAAAATGAATTTTGATTTTAATTTTGATTTAAGTTTTGATTTTGGCGAGAAGTTGCAAAAGGTGCTAAATTTCTATGATTTGTGCAATTTGGCCGGCTATCCGCGGCCATATCCGGCACAAGTCGAAATGAAAGATTATCTAATAAAAACGCCGGGTGTGCATTTACTGCTTGGTTCTCGCGGTTACGGAAAAACCGACTACGCTGTGATTATGGGGTGTGCCGAAGCGATTTTGAATAATCCAAATTTTAAAGTTCTGTTGATTGCAAAGGAACTGTCCCGCGCACAGGCTATCATTAAGGAAGTGCGAGAAGTATTACTGCGCGCTGGAGTAAAATTCAAAAACAAAAGCGAAGTTATTCTACGGACGAAGGGGTGTGTCGGAAAAGACTCAAATCTTGAGGGGTTGGGCGTAAAATGTACAGGTTTACGCGGCCGTCATCCAGATTTAGTTATAATGGAAGACCCGATTACGCCTAAGGATGACAGTGAGGCCGAACGGCTTACGGTCAAAAAAACTTACGAAGAAGTATGCAAATTAACGATGAATGTTGGAATTGTCGGGCAGCCTGTCCACAAACTAGACCTTTATCAGAGTTTGCGGGAAATCGTAAACACTCGGCTTATGCCGTATGGGACTATTCCAGAATTAGACCCCGACTTAGACGCGCAGCGGCTGGCCGGTGTTGATGAATTTTCTATACAGGCGTCTTATTTCCTAAACATCATGGACAGCTTAAAAATGCCATTTAGTCTAGTTAAGGAAGTGGATTTTGCTGCAAAAGAAACAATATGTTGGATTGACCCCTCACATAAGGGACGAGATTTTACGGCGGTTGTGTGCGGTGGGCGCAATTTGAGTGATTTCGTTTTAACAGGATTTTGTTTCGAAAAAGCATGGTATGATTGTACGGCCGAATTGTTGGAAATTAACAAAATTCTCAATATTTCGCACACTGTCATCGAAACTAACGGCCTTGGCGAGCTGCCAGTAAATGAATTTCGCAAGCTCGGCATGCCGTGCGTCGGCTTTAACACGACCATGAATAAGCACACTAAGATATTAAACTCTGCGGCATTTTCTCCTGATTTGAAACTGTCAAGATTGTCCGGGCTTCCGCCCGCATTAATGCAGGCACAGAAAATTTTTGTTGAACAAACAAAAAATTACGAATACAATTCAAAGCATGATGACGCGCCGGATAGTGTGGCAAGTTTAATTTGTTATGTGAGAGGCCTTTAATGTCTGGAGTTTTTAGTTTCTGGGGAAATCGTAAGCAGACGATGAATGACGTTATTCGGTTGCCGGAAGTTTTCCCGTTTGGCTTATGTCGTAGAGATTTCATAATTTTTAAGCTAATCAGTATTTATGAAAATCTACTTACGCAGTGTTACAACCGCAGCCGCGGCTTTCCTGAGGATATGGCGAAGACGCTTTGGAATAATTACGAAGCCTTAGACCCGCTAAACACGCGCGGAGTTATCCGTCTTTTGTCTGTTGCTATGGCGGAACGCCGGACGATGGCGATTTCGTATGACCGCACGACTAACGTCGCAAAAGAGGCGCTGGGCGAGGCTTTCAATGAGATTTATGAAGATTACAAAGAGAAAACCAAATCGGATAAAGGAATTTATGTCAACTTCGAACTTTATTACAAATCAAAGATAATTGCTGAATATCTGAATTTGCTTTACTCGGCTTTACTTTCAGCGTATGCGCAGCTCGGATTATCCCGAGCCATCCAATTTAAGGCCGACAAACTCCGCGAAACACAAGCGAATAATTCCAACACTGAATGGAGAGACCAAGCCAAGGAAGTTGTTGACAGCGTTCTCGCTGGCCGTGCTGTTCTGATTTCGAAAGACGATGATTTAAAACTTCCCGAAGTTGACGCCGACCCAATCAAAAACGCGATTGAATTTTACGGTCAGCTTATTGCTGGCGAGCTTGGCGTATCTACCAGCTTTATTACCGGAATTATTCGAAACGGCATGAACTCGACGGGCGAAGCCGAATTAGTGGCCGACGAAAACGGTATCAAAGTATTTTTCTATTCGATTTTTAAGCCGTGCTGTGATGGGCTTTATAAAATCAACCTTGAATTTGTAACCGAAAACTACCGGAAAACGGCGGAGTTGGCTAAAGTAATTCCGTATTTGGAAAGCTCGGAAGCTGTCTCAAACGAGCAGCTGGAAAGATTTGTTAATTATGTACTAGGCGAAAATGATTGAAAATCTGTGGTTACCGGCAGCATATCTGAAAAGGGTTTTGCCCGCAGGATTTTTTAAAGAAAGGCTGTTGGGAAAAAAATTCTCAATTAAGCGGACTTTTCTGCGTGCGCTGGTAACTGCTGCCGAACTTGATGAACAGGAGCTAAAAGATAGCTACGCCAGAACAATTAAGTTTTATCGCGAAAAAGAAAAAAAACTTGAGGATGAAGAGGTCAAAAACCCCGAAAAGAAAGCCGTCAATAATGAAAAACTTTTAAAATCGCGTGTCGAAAATCTTGTTGTTTATTCCGAAAGCCAGCGATTAAAGGATGAACACAAAGGCGAGTATTATATATGGTTGCCGTCTTCTTCAAAAGAGCCGCGGCCGCAGCACCAGCTTTTATATGGCGAAATTCGAAAAGTTGGAGATGGCGAGTTTCCAAATGAAGATTATGGCTGTAAATGTGGCACTTATTTCCTTGGCGCAAATCCGCTTGAAAATGACTTTTTAACAGACGAACAAAAAAATAAGCTTGAAAAATTGATAAAAAAAGATAAGACTAAAGAAGTAAATAGTAGTTTAACCAAAATTTTAAAAGAGAAGAAGCATGGAAGACGAAAAGGAAGATAAGCAGGAAACGCCGGCAACGGTGACGCTGACAAAAGAACAGTTTGAGGCTCTTGTTGGTAAAAAAGAAGAAAAAAAGGAAAGCATAGCGGACGAAGCCATCAAGCGTCTTGAAAATGAAAAAAAAGAAAAAGAGGAAACTGCGGAAATCGAAGACGCTATTAAATTCAATCTTTCGATTTCCGAATTTGTTTCCAAAAACAAAAACATTCTGCCGGATGAGACCGAAAATATTATCAAGACGGCCGAAGAAAGAAACTTTAAAAATTCCAGTGAAAAGGCTAATGCCATTAGAAAAGGTATTATTGAGGCTTTTGTTAAATATAAGGAAAATGTTGAAAAACTCCCGCAGAGCATTCAGGCGGAAGTTGCGCGCTTCAACAGTTTTACTGAACGTGAAAAAGAAGCGCAATCGAAAAGATTTTGGAGTATTGTTGAGGTTGGCGCCGAATATAAAATTTTATCGCGCAAAGCTGAGCAGCTTCAAAATAACGGCGGACATGGCGCGGCCGAGAATAGCGCCTTTGAACAAAGGTTCCTTGAACAGGGGAAAATTTTCAGAAAAGGTTAAAAAATGACGAAAATTCTTGCTACGCCCTATGAGAGGGGAAACGCCGACCAGATTGTCTCAAGAAAATACGCCGAAAAAGTCCTTGAGGGCTTGGCTGTTTACGAGACAAACGACGGCATGAAACTCTTGACTAGTGGACATAACCCCACCGGCATTGCTGGCCGGCAGGGTTTGGCAGCTGGCGATGTCGTGGCTAGTGGACGTAAAATTTACGTTCAGTGTCCGGAAGACGCAGCGCCGACCGCTTTTGCTCCGGTATATGTCGACCCCAACACAGGGTTGTTTACCGAAAAAAACACGCAGAACTTCTTAAAAATTAACGCTACATTTGCAAAAGATGTGGCTGTTGTTAAATGTATGGCTTCCGATGGAACTCTTTACAACGCAGTTTGTATTGATATGCCTGCCCCGATGGGCGTTTTGGAAGTTGTAGCGGCTCCGGGAGAATAATCAATGGCTACTGATGTAATTACGTCGCTTAAAACGACCGAGGAATATTTGAGAGCTGTGCAGCTTTCCTATTCTCCAATTTCTCTGGCGATTGCCCGCCAGGTTAAGCACGATATGACGAATGACGTTAAAGTCATCTTTAAACGTCTTGACGTCGAACGTGACAACATCGTCGCGCAAAATTTGACGATGGGACAGACAGAAGTTTCCGCAATTAAAGCCAACGAAACGCAGAAAGTTTTTAACAAGTATGTAAAAGGCGCGAAAATTACGCAGTCTGTTTATAACTTTAATTTCAACCGCATACCCGAACTGGTGTCCAAAATTATTCGTGGTTACTCCATGATTTTTGACACCATTACCCTTTATGGAGACGGGCTGAACAACGGTATCCTGACGACTGATGACGTCAATAACGTTGTCAATGACAGTGTTGAGCTTGACGCTACGGCCGACATCATGGCACTGGCTAATCAGGTGGTTGATGTAATTTCTGGCCTGAAGCAGCAGGTTCGCGAATACACGGCTTCGACAAACGTACTTGTTTACGTCTACGGCGGTCAGCTGGTTCGTCTGCTTGACAAAATTACTTATAACGGCGCGACCATCCGCGAAATCATTGAAAAGGAATGGCCGGAAGCTACGTTTGTAGTAATTCCCGAAATCGTTTTGACCGGAAACTCAATGGGCTTTAAGGTCTTTTCACAGGATTTGGTAACCCTGAACTATACCCGCCTGCCGATTATGTCGGAGAACGGTTATAATCCGGAAGACAAGTATTTCTGGGGTAACTTTGAACTCGGCTCTACCATGGTGGATATTGAGGAAAAAGGCGCAGGCATTGAACAGCCGATTACTATCAAATCCGCTGCCGGTACCCGCTCGAAATCGAAGTAGGAGTTTTAAGATGACGGAAAGCGAGCTTATTGATTGGGCAAATTCAATTTTAGCAGAATTAAATCTTTCTTTGCTCACGCCGACCGAAGAGCGTATTTTGTGGTGTAAGCCGCATGACACCGAGGTTGACGCATATAACTCGCTTTCTGAAATCTTGAATAAACGGGGCGCTGCGGGAAATGATGTTGAACGCCTGAATTATTATGCGAAATTTCACGGGGTAGATGTGGATTTAAAGAAAAAAATTCCCAACAACGTTTTTCTGGGGTGTGGGTTATGAGAGCCGGCCGGAAAATAATTGAGGGTAAAGGATTAGACAAGTTTATTAGCGGCGAAATCAGCAAGTTTAAATTCGATGTTGGTATTTTGCAGAATAAGCCGCATTTTGAGGTTCTCAAGAGAAAAATCGGTACAAAAAACGGAAAGCCAGTTTATGCAAAGTCGTGGTACCAATACGCCGGCCTAAATCTTTTGAGACATGGCAGCAAGCCAGATGGGACTTTAAATAAGGTGGCTGCGGAGATGGACGAGTTGTTTAAATGGTTACGCCGTCCTTTTCTTTTAAAGAGAAACAAAGATTTAATTTGGGTAATTAACTTCATGGTTGACATCATGAACGGAAAAGACAACCGGCGTCGTATCGAAAACGCCATGCAAGCCGTGGTAAGAAACCCAATTCTTCGCGGAGATTATGGCCGCAACTCGCAGAAGACGGCCAAAGAAAAGGGATTTAACAAACTTCTTATGCGAACTGGACAGTTGTTTAAAAATGTAAAAGCGAGGTTAACCGGCCGTGTATAAAAAACAGTTAGAAGCTGATTTACGCAAAATTTATGGCGTTAAAAAAGTTCTTTTTGCCAGCGTTGAAAGCGGCTGGGAGCAAGGGGCTTTGTATGTTGACGTTTCTAACGTTTGGCAAAATATCCGTCACGGCCAACAGCATTTCAGAGTTCGCGGCACCCTCGGAATGTGGGGAGTAAGCCCCGCCTACAAAACGGGATTTCTAAAAGACAAATTATGGGAAGCTTCGCGGACATCCACACTAAAAGAAATTGCAGACCGCATTTTGCTGTTTGACAAAGAGGAAAATGTAAAATATCCTGACATGGAAAGTTATTTTAATCAAACAGAGATAGGTTTTATTTATCGGGTAAATATGGATTATGACCCGTCTAAGAAAACAAAGGGATTTTCGATTAAAACTTTTTTTACAAAATTATTGAAAGGCTAACCAATGGATGACGTTTTGTTAAATTATGTAATGAGAGTAACGAAAGTTGCTCCAATACCGGAGCCGAGCACAGAATATCTGCATAATGTGCTTGTTGTGGTACCGCAGAAATCGGCGGAAATTCCAAAAACTGTCGTAAAGATTAACACGGAGAGTGATTTGGCCGCAATTACTGATGTTACTGCGCCGATGATGTTAAAAACTGGCGGTTTGACGTCATTCTACGCGCTGCCTATGGCTGACTTAAACTTGTCGGCCGCAGACATTACCGGGCTTGAAGATTTGGAAGTTTTCACAATTTTAATTGACCCGAATTTTGAAGACGCTGCGCTTGAGAATTTGAAACTGCCCAAGGGTTATCGCGGCGTTGTCGGTGGCGCTTCGAATAACGACGCGTTAGTTGAAGCGCAGAACAAAATAGAAAATCATTCGTTTTTCTATCAGAAAGCCGCCGGCCAAGGCGAAAACATGTATCAAGCATTCGGTTCACTCCTCAATAGCGCCAATACCATTTGGAGCAGCCAGCAGTATATCAGTATGGAAAATTCTGATGATATTACTTCCTACGAAACTGCCGACGCTCTTTTCACGTTGCGCGCAAACTTTGTTCTTACTTCAAAAGAATTTGGCAATAGACTGGCGTTCTTCTGTGTCGGCGGTCAGAACAATAAAGCCGTTGCTATCCATGCGCCCTACGTATCAGAAGAAATTGTCGTAAAATTGCAGGGTGCGGCGCTTACCTGGCTTAACCTGAATAAACCAGACTACACCACCGCCGAAGCGACACTATTGCAGGATTATTTACAGGGTATTGCCGATGAGTATACCGAAACTGGACAGATTGGCGAAATCACTGTTACAGTATCGGTTGGCAGCAGCGATTTTGTAATGAACGCTGATATTACCGCGCCGTTGCCAAAAGCAACTTGGCGCCTGAACGCGGTTTTGACACAGGGAGCTTAAAAAATGATACAGTTATGGCATTCTGAAAATGGCGTTATTATCAACAATGTCAAATATGATTTTGAAGATGTTGACAGTGTAACCGTAACCAAAAACGGCCGGAAACACAAAACCAGAGGCGCCAACTCCAAAAACAAAGTCGGCTTTGTTTATATGGAAAACTCCAAACAGGCCGACGAAATCGCTATTAACACGGTAGGGTTAAGCGGCGCAATGCTTACCATTCTTCAAAACGCATACGAAGACGAAGTGCCGATGACCGTCTATTGTATCGATAGCGCGACCGGCGAGAGCTACATCGGAAACGACTGTATTTTGCAGGAGTTCCCGCGCCAGCAGGACATTGTTGAGGGAGAAGAAACCTACAACGTGACCTTGACGTTCGAAACGTTTAATCTTAAACTGAATTTGAAATAATGGTTGATGTGTCGGAAATAAAAGGTGTAAAGGGTTTGTACGCATTTAAAGCGTTACAGACCCTCTTGTTCTCGTACTTTATGCTGCCTGAATTTCGGCAGCCAAAGGAAACTTACACGGAATTTCTGAAAAGATTTTCTGCGATGGGAGAAAAAGAACAGCGCGAAACGTTAAAAACGGCTCTCTATTTTGCGGGGATTGACGAAAACGAAATACTGGCCTTGTGCTTGTTCGCAAAAGACCCAAACGGTGTCCCCTACGGAAAATCAAATCTTGCAAATCTTGAAATTGAAGAGCTTTTTGCAATTATTATTGATGTGTGCATGGCTATCGTTAAAATCAAAGTTTTTTTTTAACAGACGCACAGCTGAAAAAAATAAAAAACTACTCTATTGACTTACCTGCGGCTTTCAGTGATATAATAAAATCAAGAAGCGATTTTACGTTAGAGGAAGTTTTAAACAAAGCGTTTTTGGACGGGGCAACATGGCAGGCGAATATCTCATAAAAGTCAAAGCGACGCTAGACCAGCAAGACGCAAAGCAAATGGAAGCTGAATTAAACGGCCGCTTTACTCGTGTTGCAAACAAATTCGGCAGCGCCTTAAAAAAAGGCCTAAAAAGGCTGTCGATTTCTGGACTTGTCGCCGGCGCCGTTTATTCGGTACTAAACGACATCGACAAAATGAACACTGCCATTGATGAAACTCTGGAAAAATACAAAGACATTCAATCGCAGGCGGCCGCGCAAAATCTACTTCCCTCGGAATATTGGCGGCTATCCAGATTGTCACAAATTGCTGGCGTAAAAGATTTCGACAGTCTTTTCTCTGCATTCAGGAAAACTTTGAATAAGACCAATCGGGGATTTAACACATCCCTAAACCAGTTCCGTGGGCAGGCCGCAGACGCACAGACGTTTCTGCAAGTGCTTTCTTCTCTTCAAGCTGCCGACCCACGGACGCGACAACTCGTAGCTGAATCCGTATTCGGGCAGGCCGGCGCGCAAGACGTCAATAAACTTCTTGCTGTTGACTTGACCGATTTAGGCCAAAAGGCTTTTGCCGGAATTGACAATAATAAATTTAATGAGGCTATCACACGAGGAATTGCGGCCAGCCGCGAGCAGATGATTGAAGAGGTAAAAAGGGAATATACAAACCTGCAAACACGCGGCCAGATTTTGCGTGGCGGAGCTGTCGCGGAACAAGCGCGGTATAGAATGGCTGAAGACGCTTACACGAATGAGCTTTTGCAAAATTACAAAACAACCGCCGAGGTCAACAAAGCTATGCTAACTGTTCAGCAGAATGTCGCAAACGGCGTGAATAAGTCTGTGAGCTGGCTGCAAAAGATATTCGGCCAGCTGCAATCGCAGGCGGCTGCTGATAGGCAGCTTCGGGCAGGCAAGATAACGGAAGAAGAATATAATAGGATAACCCGGAGTATTTACGAATGATTGGCGGAGAAAGTCCAGTAATTATCTTTACATTTCCCTCGGTTGTGTCGGTTGGCGATATTGGTGTGCCTCTTCCGGTGCCAATTTATCTGGACGAAGCGACTACTGGCGTAATGTCTGATAACACTACAGATAATGTAAAAATCGAATTGCAGACAATTGGCGGCTTAACTTTCCAGCGGCAAGTAATCCAGAGCTTGGATATTTCATTTAGAGTTTTGAAGGATAACGCCGTTGCGACCACCCTTTTGAGTATGGCCGGCAAAGCCTACGAATTAATTGACGGGAAAGACCCGACAAGTATGCCATATTACATAACTGTTTATTACGATAGCAGTTTCATGCTTAAGGGTTATCTGGGAAACTTCAAAAAAACAACGGTTGATAACACAAATATGTATCAAGTTGAAATGTCGTTTTGTTCCGTGCCGTCAAAGCAGCTGGCCGGAGAAATTCTCGATAAAGTCGACAACGTGATTGATGTGCTGGGGTAGAAAATGAAGATTGACGGTTACAAAGTAGCAAACTTAAACGACTTCGACGCTCTCGGCGTACCTCAAGCGTACTACGAGCTTAATTTCCAGTATCTCGGCAAAATGTCGATGATGATTTGCAAGTGGATAGATTACGGCGTTTTAATAAACGGCGAATTAATTTTCCCGGGAATAAACGGCGTAAATCCATATGTTGCCAAAAAGAATGCCGTTTGGATAGATGATGACCGCAATGTGTGGTGGGGAGAACTGCCCGATGAAGATTGAATGTCTAAACGGTTTTTATTATTTTTACCCGGAAAGTGTCGGCGAGCTTTTCAACTGGCAGGAATTAAATGAAGAACTGACATCAATCGGCGACGCCTATACTTTTCCGAAGCTCGCTAGTTTCCCTGAATATGTTTGGGCTGGACACATTGTTAGCGGCTTGCCGATGATTATGAATTATGCGGGAAAACGCGAAGAGATATTTAGGCGGAACAACTTAACCTATAACATTGCGTTGGGAACGGTTACGTCATCGCTTGGAGTTTGGGGATTGCTTGATTATGGCGAGGGACTTTTTATAAGCTCGGATGAACTACCGCAAGCGTATTATTTGGATAAAAACCAGCGCCGAATTAGTGGATTTCTGGCTTTTTGGGATATGGTTCATAACATGTATAAGATTGAACAGTTTTACTATAGTAGCGGAGTGTTAGGAGGTTTATTTTGACGGAAGTTTTAGACGCGCAGTGTTTGGCCGGAGCTGTCACGGTTGATAAGTTGCCAGTGACAAATGTAGAAGTGATTGGCGAGGGTGGCGCAAGTACCGGCGTCGTTATTTTTGACAAAGAAAACGCGGTATATATTCCCAACACATCGCCAGATATGAAAGAACTAGCTGGGTATGTTAGTGATACACTCATGAAAATTACCAGCCTTTTAACAACGTTAACAACCGGTATCTTGCCGTCTAATGGCGGCGGCGAAATCGTTTCAGAAACATATTATGCCAGTATCGCAGCAACGCTGGCAGAGGTTCAGGTAGTTCAGGCACAACTTGCTGTTTTTAGGACAATGATAAAATGATTGATGTTGAATTTGACGACGACGGCATGCCGTATTTTAATGATACGATAGTTTACAAAGGCTCAAATCTCTTGACTACGCAAGAGGGTACGCTATACTACAATCAAACGTTCGGGATTGATTTAAAAAGATTTATCGACCCCGACGTCATAATCCAAACGGAGACGTTTAAGGCTTATTCTATTCAGAAAATGACTGACAATGGGATAACAGTCACAAATCTGCAAGAACAGGCGGAAACTTTTGAAAGTATTTTTAATTATGTGATTTCAGAAGAAAAAATTGAGGGGTTGGTTGCACAATGAATTTTGACATCGAAAATGGCTACAGCCCGCGCACCAATGAAGATATTTTGTCTGATTTGGTTGACGCGGTTAACACGAATTACAAAACCAACTACACGCCCGAAACTTTCGTCGGTACTAATTTACATAAACTTTATTATCCGGGCGTTCAGCTCATTTTGGGCGTTGAAAACGGTATTAGCTCCATCGCCGCCAAAATACAAGATTATATTGCTTATATCAACAAAACCATCCAATACCCCAAAAGCTCACCCAACGGAATTATGAATGAGCTAGCTAACAAGCTCAACGTCATCGCCTCGGTCATGCCGATTAAACAAATCGATGACCGCGGAAAGTGCTATATTGCTTGTGATGTCGATAAAAGCGCAGCGGATTACGCCACCCTCAAACAAAAAATTATTGACGTTATAGGCACCTGCGCAACGGCTGGATTGGCATACAATGGCACCGAAACGGGCGTCTTTGTCGGAGTAAACGGGCAAGAGTTCGATATTGCTTTTGAAATCCCGGAAACTGTGACCGTAAATGTGAAAATCGTCGCAACAGTGTCCAGAAACTCCCGCGACTTTATCCCCACGGAGAATGTCGTAAGTAACTTATTCACAGAAAAGTTTAATGCCGCCTATCGGCTGGGATTTGACTTTGAGCCAAACGCGTATTTGTGTAAAGATGATTTGACATGGGCAGCCGACCTATCAGTAACCTATCAAGTCGGCGAGGGTAGCTACACCGACGACGTCTATAAAAGTTTGTACAATCAAAAAATCGTTTTAGGCAACGTTTCAACCGAGATAGTCGATGAGTAATCCAGTTTATCCATATCAGAAATTCACAGAAAACGACAAAAACGCCAATAGATTTTTGACGACATTTTTGCAGGTGCTTCAGCCGACGATGGATGATTTGTTTGCTTACTACGAAAACGCCTACAAAACTAAATATCTTGGCACGGTTTTATACGAAAAGCAAATCGTGCCAATTTACAACATTCTGGAAAAATCATTATTTGTCGCGACATTTTACAAAATACTTGAGGCCGAGCAAACAATTGGTTCGGTCAATGCTTATTGCGAGATTTTGTATAGTATATTTGGCTCAAACGCAACAATTACCATTGACAAAATCAACCCATTGCACATAAAAATTGACATCATCGCGAGATATGTTGAATACTTTGTTTGGGTAGATGAACAAAAACAATTTTATATTACGACCGAGGCCGGCGAGTATCTGGGTTTTACTGCGCTGGTAGCTCAAATTTCAAACCGGCAACTGGCTAATATTCTGCAAGAAATGACGAATGCCGGAACATTTCTTGAATTTACCTATAAACAAGAAAACCCGACGCAGGAGAGTTAAAAAAATGGCAATAGACCAGATAAAAACAATCAATGAATTGGAACGTCTTCCGCAGGTAGAGGACAGCAACGCTTTTGCGGCGTCCACTGGCGGCGCGACCGGCAGCGTAACTGCCAATCAAATAATGGAATATATGAAACAATACCTTGAGAGTTTGAGTAATAAGTCAACCACACTCACGGAAAGCGACAGCCAATATCCGACGTGTAACGCGGTGTCAAAGGAAACAACTCGCATAATAAATATTATGCAGGACAAAGCTTCGGGCTATCCAAATTGGGCGGGTATTTCAAAGCCGGTAAACGCGGTTTTTACTGTAGACGCGCCGGGGTTGCTTTTCATAGAAAGCACGAATAATAACGCAACTGGTTATGTGACAATTAATGGCTTTCAGATGATTTATGGGTCAGGCAACGGTTACGCTAGAGACTATTATTGTGTGACTTATTTAGTTGACAGCGGCGATGTCGTGCAAACCACAGACGCCACCGGCAGAGTAATTTTATTTGTGTTTAAGACAAAGGTGTAAAAAATGTTGAGAATAGCTAAAATCGAAGACGAAAACTATAGGCTTTCTGTGGTTGAGACCGAAACGGAATTAACGCCGATGTGGGAAAACCTCGGGTACTCGCTGATGAAATGTGAAAAAGCTTGGGATGGGAACTATTACCCGATTGGCCGCGCGCCGGTTGAGCCGGCCGCGCACAAAGCGCAACAGCGAATTATTGAGCTTAAAACTTATTTGTCGCAGACAGATTATATTTGCATGAAGTTAGCGGAGGGAGCCGCCTCGCCCGAAGAATACGCGGACGTAATCAAGCAACGCGAGGCCGCCCGGGAAGAAATCAGAGAATTAGAGCCGCTTGTTGGCAATTAAGTGGCTCTAAATTTTAAGCCGTAAATGCCATAAATTGCCGTATTTTCTTTTGATTTTTTTAAGAATGTTGTCGTTGTGCCCTTTGCGTATGGTTCGATGTACCAGTATTTGTAGGTGTCGGCTATACCAATTGGAACGGCGGAAGCTCTCAACAAATAATCAAGATTTTTTGTTGAAAAAAACCTCGGTATAAGTACACTACCTGAATCAGGTGCGTAGGTTATAATTATAAAAGGAAAATTTGTAAATGGTTGATTAAGCGTTATATCCCCACCGGGGTAGAAACCCTCAAATAAAACTTCCTGCTGATAGCTATTATAATTATTTAAATCGCTGATAAAACTATTCATAATATTTATTATGAGATAAAAAAATAAGCGGTTGACAACCAAACTTAATTGACTATATGATTTTAGCAGGAAGTGTCTTTTTGAAAGGAAGATAAAAAATGAGTTTGGAAGATGTAAAAAATGCCAAAAAATCGGAAGTAACTTCACAATTGGTTAGGATGATTGGCGGCGGCTTTCCCATCGACGACACCCACCGCGTGTTATCAGCGGTAGACCCCGTTTATACTTACATTCTTAACTACTGGCTGACGGCCAGTGTAGACAGCTACGACGTCCCCGTCTACGACAATTTTGGAGATGTCACATCTCTGGAGTTTCCCGACAAGATGTCTGCCGAAATGTTCGTGAACAAAATCCATGACTATATTTGTTACTCTGCTATTCGTTCGGCCAGCCTGAACAAACTAATCGACGCCGCCGAGACCGAAGAAGAAGTCGAAGCGATGAATATTTCACTGGTAAGTTTTGCTGATTTTGTAAATGACTAAAGAAATCGAACAGCTCGCGAGAAAAGTGTCGCATAATTACCGCTTGATAATAATTGGCGGCGCTTTTCTTTACAGCTGTTTTCTTTTTTATAACCAGCAGCTCGTAAACACTTCGGACATTCACGACCTGAAAAGTAGAATTGATAAATGTGAGCTTAACCAAGCTCGCATTGAAAGCGAAACCGCGCAAACTCTTGCGGACATTAATCGGCAGCTGATTGGAATTTCAACCGATTTGCAGTTGATAAAAACCAACCTCATTTCCGAGGGTTTAAAGCATGGAGCCAAGAATTGAACATTTTCATTTACCGTCCAGACAAAGCCCCAAACCCAAATGTTACGCCTGCCTTGTGCTATACGCCGAGCGGGCAAAATTTTATCGACTGGCAGCGCGAGCAGCAGGAAGTGTTGACCTATAAAATTGAGCTTGCGAAATCGAAGCAAAACGCCATTCCTGAACACAAAATTTTTGATTATTGGAGGTAAACAATGTTATCGGCTTTTTTATGGCGGGTGCGCGGTGGCCTTTTGAAAAAATACATACCAGCAAACAAAATTTGGTATGCGCTGTTTTTCGGTGTTTGTGGTTATTTCCATTTTGGAAACAGCCTTGAAAAAGCTGTCGTTGGGTTTATTTGCTGCTATGCAAGTTATCAGCTGTATGGCTGGGGATTGTATATCGGCCGGCTGCTGGATGGTGGCAAGCTTAACCCTAACCTTGTCCAGTATCGTGAATGTGAATTGATTGATGACTTACTTTATCCGCTGCACGTTACGATAAAAGGGAAAAAAATCTATTTGTACAATTACCCGAAATGGTTCGGATTTTGCGGGGTAACGCTGACCGGCCTGATTATTACTTTTTTATGGGGGTTATATTTTGGCAGCTTGTCAATGATGATTGCAGGGCTTGCTATGGGCGTTTGTTATTGGATTGGGGGCTTGCTTGAAAAACTCTATCCCTTGGGAAAAGCCGGCTGGAATTGGGGCGAGTGGATTTTTGGAGAATATTTAGGGGTTTGGCTGGCGTGCATAGTTTAAAAATCGCAATCATCTTTTTATTGATTTTCATTTTGGAAATTTTTATAATATTTGTAGAAATTTCAGAAAGGGTATGACATGTATCGGTCAAAAGATGTTGATATTCTTGCACGGACGATTTACGGCGAGGCGCGAGGCGAAGCGGAAATCGGCAAGCGAGCAGTGGCGTCCGTAATTCTAAATCGTTACAAGTCAGGAAAATGGTTCGCAGGCAACACCATCGCCGAAACCTGCCAGTTTTGTGTGAAAGGTTCGAAATACCACCAATTTTCATGCTGGAACGAAGACGACCCCAATTTTGACTTAATTAACAGAATTTCAGAAAGTGACAAAGTTTTTTGCGAATGTATAGACGTCGCGGAAAAGTATGTCGCTGGTGTTTACAAAGATATTGTCTGCGGCGCCTGTCATTATTGTGTCGACGGCACTCATCCGGCTTGGGCAAAAGGGCGAAATCCTGATTTGCAAATCGGCCGGCACCTTTTCTATTGCGGTGTAGAATGAAAATCAGTAAAAAAAGAGCGTGGCAAATTGTACTGTTTATTTTGGCTGTGGCTGGAATTTTAGTCGCAAATGGACAATATGACGCTGCTGTTAAATTGTTTATCGGAGTTCTGGGATGGCTTTAAAATGGGCGTTAGGCATACTTGCCGCCGGCAATATCGTTTTTTTTAATCTGTGGATGAATGAAAAAGAAAAAAGAATTGCACAGGAGGTACATTTTTCGACCGTAGAAAGCGAAAGGAAGATAAAGGATGATAAATCTGTTATTACTCAAAAAAAAATCGCTGTGCGCCGGGAAAAATGCGCAGAGCCGCAGCCGCAAGATTGCGATTGTCTTAATTATGCTATTTCTGCTGATGTGGTTGAATGGCTGCGCAGCTAAACAGGTAAAAACAAAAAACAACTGTATTTATTCGGTTGTGACTTACGGTCAAGCGCTGGACTGCTTAAAAGAACTTCATGAAGCTCAATAAACAAAACCCCCACCTTAAAAAAAGTGGGGGTTTTGCCTGGTTAACATACTTTAGGAGTGACCTATATTATCGAATTTTTCAGACAAAAAGTCAAGTGTATATTTTTCACGATAAAATTGAATAAATTCAAGTAGGATAAATTCAATCAAATTGCTTCGCGTCCGATTTTCAAGCATAGCGATTGAATTTAAAGCTTCCATAGTTTGAGGTTCAACCCGTATGCAATATTGTTGTTTTGCCATGATATTTCTCCTATTTAACAACTGGGGTTAATTTTTCAACAATTTCCAATCCCGGAATTTCCCGAACGCCGTTTCGGATGGCCGTGTTTACGGCCTTGGTATCAACCGACAGAAATTCGGCCGGAACTTTCTGAATGTCAACAATTTTGAAAGTGATATATTTGCGAAATGACGCGGCAGAATTACCAAGAGTGTTATCAATCTTGATTTCAGAATTATCAATAACAGCGTTTACTTTGCTGTCGATAGATGAAATAATTGCGGCTTGCGTAACCTCATCATATTGCCCGGCACTTTCGCGCAAAGCCTGCAATTCATCAAGTTTGCGCAACGCTTCTTCTTCGGCCGTCTTTTGCGCGGCAGAAGCTATCAAATTGAGCTTTTCAAGCTTGAGTTCGGCATAATCGGCAATCTTCGACCGTAAAATCTTTTCAGCTTCGGTTAGAAAATCCAGCGCATTTTTGTACTTATCAGAAATTTCTTTTAAGGACGACTTAATCGGTTTTTCTTCTTCGGCTTTCAAAGATTTTACAGTTTTGACATAGCTGTTAATATTTTTTAACATTTCGCAAGCTTTTAGGTTGTCGCCCTCGTTTGCAATTTCCGAAGCTCGGATTTTCAACAGAAATTCACGCGCTTTTATTTCAACGGGATTAATTAAATTTGACATTTTTTTACTCCATAAATTGTTAATGACAAAACACATATAGCACATAAATATACAATGTCAATACAATAAATATAAATTTAGGTGTTGACTTTAATGAAAAAATGATTATTAATAATCTTGTTAACAACAACAGGAGTAAAAAAATAATGGAAAATGGAATTTATTTTAATCTGCCCGAAGACGTCTATTTTGCCGAGCAGCGTTTAGATTTTACGGGAATTTCGGCATTGCTGAAAAGCCCGACGGAATATTGGTTCAGCAGCCGGCTCAATCCGCTTTTTGAAGAAAAGAAAACGCCAGCTTTTTTTGAGGGAAAAATCTACCACACTTTAATTTTAGAGCCGGATGAGTTCGCAAATAGGTATGTTGTCGAGCCTGATAGCGTTGCTAAAATGAGCCGGAAAAGCTCGGCATATTGGGCATGGGCGCAAGGTCAAAAAAAACAAATCATCAAAGCCGACTTAGCAGAAAAAATAACAAATTCGCTTTTGTATCTGGGGAAACCGGGACAGGTTCTTGACAGTGAAATTTTTAAGCAGGGACAGTCAGAGGTAAGCATATTATTCGAGTATCGCGGCGTCGCCTGCAAAGCCAGAATTGACTATTTGAAATCTATCCAGATGTGGGATTTAAAAACAGTCTGTGCGCAGGGTCAAAATTTTTCCGACTGGTGCAAAAAGTACTTTTTTAAATACAAAACTTTCATTCAACTCTGTTTTTATCGGGAAGCCGCGAGAGCTGCCAAGGGTTTTACAGAAAAACAGGTTTTTGGCACCCCGCCGCAGCTGGAGTTTTGGAAAGACTGGCGGGAAATCGAAGATATTTTGCCCGGTGTGGTTTTCATCAATAAAAATTGTCCGCAGGCCGAAGTAAAGTTATTCGATGATGAACATTGTCCCGATATGTACCGCCTAGCGCGCGGCCAAATCGAAAAAGGGATTGAGATATTTAAGAATTATTTAAATGAATATGGCTACAATAAAGCTTGGTTGGAAAAAGTGGACGTCCGAAATCTGTTTTTTAAAGATGAAGATTTTCCACAGTCTTTTGCTGAATTGTTAACTATTTTAGGGGAAAATGAATGAAATCACATTTGAAGTTTATCGACAGTCTCATTTGCTTACGCTGTGGCTGCCAAAATCCAACACATCATCATCTTTTGCGCGTCCGCCCGGAATATCTACCAAAAAAAGTGGGCGAGGAAGATTTTTTAATTCCCAAAATCAAGAGCAAAGGAATGGGAACCAAAAGCGATGACCGTTTTACCCTACCGCTTTGCTCAAAATGCCATCAGATGTTGCACATTTGCGGAAATGAACGGTATTTCTTGCGGTGTATTGGCGTTTCAGAACCTGAAGAAGTAGCCTTGTACCTTTGGAAAAACACGGGAAATCTTGAAAAATGCTTAAAAGAATTGACGGAAATAAGGATTTTGGGCGGTGGATTTTAGGGTTGCACGATTTGAGAGAAAAGGAGGCCGTCAAGTTTTTGTTGGCTTCCCGTCTGGCGGGTATTTTTTAGGCCAAAATGGGATACTTTACCGGGGAGACATTATTAGTAATACTACCGACAGAAGAAAAAAAGACTTTCATATAGTAGATTTTTTTTCTGGACGGTGTGACGAGGATAAACAAAAGATATATGCGCACGATGTAGTTTATTCATCTACGTTAAAAACCTCGGGAATTGTTTTATTTCGGCCGGAAAAAGGAGCTTTTATTTTTTGTGTCCAGCGCGGAAAAATTACAATACCGTATAGATTTTTAGACATGTATGAAGTTTCTTTGAAAAAAAAATACTCAATTTTTGAAAAAAATGTATTGACAAGTAATCCATAATAGATTACTATAACATCATAAGTTAACAAACAACAGGAGTGAGAAAATGACGGATGAGATTAAAAATGGGATTGCGTTAGAAATTTACGACAGGCAACTTGAAATTCTTAAAGTTAGCAGTCATAAATATTATAACCGAGAAAGTCTCGATTATGATGTCGAAGATTATCTTTTCCAAGACCAGGAAGACGCCTTGAACGAAGCCAAGCAGGACTTCATTGAGGAAATCCGCTTAGTTTTTGGGAATGATAAAAACCCGGCATTGCTTGAGCTTGAAAGGATTGCAAACAATGTGTGAGAAAAAAAGAACACGTCAGGAAATTACGCGAGAGGCTCAGCGAAAATATCGCGAGCGTCTGAAAAAAAAAGGAAAACGCGGCCGCCTCATTTATTTGACAAATGAGGAGTACGAGGAAGTCAAAAGATTTATCAAGGATTTGAGAAATGATTGAGAATTTTTTTTATTGGTTTTGCGGATTTTTCGCAACATTCGCACCCCTTTATTTTTTAATTCAATATCTTAGATGAAAAGGAAAAAAAACAATGATTGAGAACAAAGAACAATTTAAAGAGTTTCGCGTAAACAACGGTTATACTCAAAAGGAGTTTGCCGCAGCGCTGGGCTTTAGCGAGGATTATATTTCAGCAATTGAGCGCGGCACTCGGCCATTAACCGAATGTATTTGCGCAAAAGTAGAAAATCTAAGACGGCCGACGGCAACTCTGAAAGTTGTCATCGATGAGGCTGATGAAAAAAACAAAAGGGTTGCGGCCGAAGAATTGAAAACTTATGGCGATGAATATATTGATTGCATGGAAAAAATCGAAGAAGCACGACTGACGATGAAAGATATTATCGACAGCGCCAAGGAAAAAGGAATCTCAAAAGACATGATAATCGCCTATTGCACCACAAAAACTTTGACCGAGTTCAATAAAAAAATTATAAAAAGTGCAATTTTTTGAAAAAAATGAGTTGACAAGTAATCCATAATAGATTACTATAATATCATAAGTTAACAACAACAGGAGTAAGTAAGATGAAAAACATTGACGCAATCGATTTCGAAATCATGGTTGAGAAAGCTTTGAATACAGGTAAAAGCTCATTGAGTTTCCAAATTTATGGATACGATAACGAATGGGTTCGCAATATGGTTGACGGCTTGCCGGAATGCCTGCGCGAAGCTATTGATGATGTCGACGGCGCTGAAATTAATTTTAAGGATTAACTAGATGACTTTCAGGGTTATGGTTGTTAAAAAGGACGGACGCCCAATCGGCGTCCGCGCCGCCCAAATAAACGGCCGGGTTGTTTATTTAGCTTTGCGGGATGAGCCGGAGCCTATGAATTGGTATGACGCCGTAAAAGTAGGCATTCCGAGCAAGGAAGAATGGATGGAGATTGCTGAAAATTTTGACGCCGTAAACAAAGCCCTCATCAAAGCAGGCGGCGAGCCGTTGAAAAAAAACTGGTACTGGTCTTCGTCGGAGTATAGCAGCTACTACGCGTGGCGGTCGTACCTTAACTACAGTTTCGGTTTGACCAACTACTACGGTAAAGACAAGCATATCTACGTTCGCCCGGTGCTAGCTTTATGATTTTTTAACTCTTTAACTATTTTAGGATGAAAAAAAATGAAAATTAAGGATATGAGCTTAACGGATGACTGGAAAGCTGGAAAATTAAAAGCAGGGACGTATTATGTCAAGCTATCAAACGGGCGTGTAGATGTCGCCAAGCTAAGTAAATTTAATAGGTTTTATGCGATATGTTACACGTTTGAAGTTGTCGAAGTTATAGCGCCGTGCAGTTACGACCATTTTGTTGAACTTACCGAAAAGGTCAAAGGACTTGAAAACAAACAGCTCCGCCAGTTGCTGAAAGAGTGCAAAGAATATTTATCAGACGTTGATACATATTTCACTAAAATAGAAGAACAGCAATTCGAAATTAAACAACTAAAACAAAGAATCGAATTTGCGAAACAAGCCGTTGATTTGTTTTTCAAAACAGAAGATGAGAGTAAACTTTTGGAGATTGCAGAATGGGAATGAAAAGTTTGATGTGTGAAATCTTATGTGATGAACAGAAAGAAATTATAAAAAGTCTTGAAATCCTGATAAAAAGTAAGAATAAAACTATTTTAGAAAAAAGTAAAAGAGCTAATGAAATGTTTAAGCTTTCTTATAACAGAAAATTAAAGATAGAAGAACAGCAAGCAGAGATTGATCGGCTTAGAGAAGCTATTCGGTTAGCCCGAGATACAGCATATCAATCGACGCAAGATTGCCCTCGGTGTGGTTTTATTGATGATTTGTTAACCAAGACCTTAAACGAAGAAAGTGAGGAAAGAGCAAAGTAAACATTGATGATTTGTTTGTGGTTGAATGAAAAAAAGCTTTTTTATTGACACCATGCGTAAAAAAAACAATAATAAGAAATATT